ATATTTATACACAAGATCTATAATAATCAATTAAACCACTATTTGGATTATAACGATCAATTTTAACAATATCACCTGGACGAATACCTAACCATTTAGCAATTGGATCTGATTTTAATATAATAGGTAAAGCAGTTTTTGTTTTAATATTATATTTAGTCATTAAAACTTTAATTTCTTCTTTGGTTAATTTAGTATGTTTATCAACTAAATTATGTTTTGTGGGATTAAAATGTAAATCAGCAAACATAAATACTGATAATAACCCATCCATTTTGTTTAATATTTTATCAAATTTAACTAATAATTTATTATCTGCGGTAGTTAATTCTTCAAATACTACAATATAATTAAAATAAGAGTTATGATTACTAAAGAATTCTTTAAAAACATCAATTTCTTCATCAGTTTCTTTTAATTTTTTATTAGGAATTGGTTTAAGTTGATCAATAATTACTTTTTTTGCTGCAGAAGATAAAGCTATAATAACACACGTGTTTTTTTCATATATTATAATAGGTGTAGGTTTAGTAAAATCATCAATATTAATATTTTCAAAATTATCTGCTGTATCATTACGATCAATTAACATTTCTTTTAAATTATTTAACATTTGTAATATCATTATTTTACTATAGTTATATAATATTTATATTCATTTTTATACTTCTTTAATTCTTATATTAATCCATTTTCCTTCAGCTATTTTATTAGAAATAAATGGTTCATTTCTACCTAATTGAATTTGTAATTGTGATCGGGTTAAAGGTTGTTTAGTAGCTGTTGTATTTGATTTAAACCAATTTTTATAATGTGGATAAAGATGTTCAATTAATAATTTATCTTCATTATCATCAGATTCTTCAATTTTATCCGCAATAAATTGCGCAATTAAATCCTGTTCAGCATAAAATCTTTTCGTTGCATCTAATATAACTTTAGGTTCAGGTATTTTTGTAACATCTAAATGAATACGAATATGTAATAACATTGATATAAAAGTTTCTTTCCATCTATTAATTTTATTCGGAATATCACGATCAATTAAAAATTCATTTGGTTTATTTATATCTGGATTTTCTGAAAATCTTGAAGTAAATTCAATTAAACGAATACGCCTCCAAGTTCCTTCATCATTCGAATTTACTTCAGGAACATAATTACAAGTTAAAAATACAGAAAATTGTGGTTTAAATTCCATTTGATCTTTATATAAACCACGACAAGTCATTGTATCATTACCTGTCATTTCTTTCAATTTTCCAACATTGAGTTTATCATTTTCATTTGGTTCTGCCATTACAACCATACGAACCCCTTTTGTTCTATAAACATCTGGAGTAGCATTACTTGAACCACTACGACATTGCGTAATATAAGATACATTCATAGTGCAAAAATAATCCCCAAATGCTTTTTCAACTAAATTAATTAATGTAGATTTACCATTACTACCACTACCAGCTTTACCCGCCAAAATAAAGAATCTTTCTTGTCTAAAATTACCATCTAATGCTAAAGCAAATTGAATCATTAAATAATCTCGAACTTCTTTATCAGGTAAAACTTTTTCTAAAAAATCATTCAATTCTTTAACATTAATATCATCTTTATTATATGGTTTATAATTACAATTGGTTGTAAAACGAATGCAATCAGCAGGACTACCTTCTCGAAAACCAATATCAGTAATATCATTTTTAAATTCAATACCCTTTGTAATATCAAAAACACCATTTTTAAAACCAATTAAATTACCCTTTTCATTTAAATCATATTCAAATGTTCTTGCCTGAAAAAATGTTTTACATTCATTTATTACATTTTTTTTAAACGGTGATAATCTACAACAATTAATTAATTTTTCAGCTTTTTCAGCTTTCTTTAAAAAATTTTGTCTAATATCATGATCTAATTCTGGATTCATTGCCTGAACTGTCCAACCATTTGCACGAGACTTAATACATTCTACAATATCAGTAGATATCTTTGTTGATAAATCAATACCTTCCATCATAGTAACATAACGATGCTCTTCTTTACTATACATATACCAAACATCTCTTGCAATAAATTTAAATTCATCATTAAATTTTTTATAAATTAAATATGCAACATCATAATGTGTTTGACTTTCAATTGATTGTTCTGTATATTTAAATAATGAAGTATTTATTATTTCAATATATTTTTCAGGATTATCTTGTTTTGCCCAATAAATTAGAGTCCCCAAACTTAAATTATCATCCTTCATACTATTCCATTTCTTCATACATTCTTTTGGTTTATATTTTTCACTATTCTTTGAAAAATCATCCCATAATTCCAATAATCGCATATCAATATTTCTTAATACCATACCTAGTTGAACCCACAACGTATAATCATCTGCTCTACTTGTATTTAAACAATTATTTACTATATTTTTAACTAATTCAATTTTCTCATCATCTACACGATTATTTATCGTATTGCGAATATCTGTCAAAAACATATTATCAACATATTTTTGTATTTTTTCTTTATTTGGAAATAATTGTGTTATATATTCATTTAATTCTTTTTCATATTTTTTATTTATCGGTCTTTCAATATATTCAACTTGACGCATTGAAAATTTCTTTACATTTGCTTTTATTTCATCTAAATCATCTGTTGTAGCACTTTCATTATCATCATCTTCTTCATTATCTGATACTATTTGTTCAACTTCCATTAAATCATTATTTTCATATGAATATGTATAATGTATTTCATATGCTTTTTGATTTAATTTACTACTTTTAAACATCTGCCAACAATTAGAATCAATTATTGCTTTATCAATAATATCACTATAATCATTACTTGCAAAAATACCTGAAAAAACTAAATTTGCTTTTTCTAACATTTTAGTTCTTATATAATGTTGGATCTTATGATCTAATATAAGATCGGTAAAAATTAGATGAATACCGTCTTTAATAATATCTCGTGTTTCATCTTTTATATGAATAGGTTGTTCTTTTAACATTACAACACATTGGATACCATCATCCAGATTCAGTAAATCATAAATTACTTGAAAATATGAAAAAACTATATTTTCAATATGAGTTTTTGTAAAATATTTATTACGATCTAAAGAAACATTACCATTTGTATCAAAAATAGGGGTAAATTTAAAATCTAAGTCTACACGTAATAAACTTGGATTTAAAGGTTTTTCAACAAAATGTAAAGTTATTTCCTTCGCAATAACCTGGCTATATAGACTTAGAAATTTCTTATATTTATCATCCGGAATATTATAAGATATTTTTGGATTACCTATACTAATATGGGTGTGAGGTTGTCCTTTATGTTTTATTTTATATCTATCAATAAATTTATTAAATTTGTCTACTAAAATACCCATTTATTTCTATTATATTTCTTTTTTTATATGTATCATTTTTTCATATTAAAATAAATAATATCATTTATATATATTAATCTTTATCCAAACGCGGTGAAAATAATTTATCACGATTTACTATCATATTTGTATCTGTCATTATTTTATTATTTAATACATCATATTCTTTTGTATTTTTATTTTTTAATAATTTTGTTATCCATCTTATCTGATATGTTATTGCAAACATTCCACATTCAGTTGTCGATTTTTGATATTGCTTCCGATTCACTCTTATTTTACATTTTTCTTTTGGATATAATTCTTTCAATTGTTTTTTTACTTCATTTATATATAACATTATTAATGCTGGAATACCATTACCACCACTATCATAATAATATATACCATATGATGGTAATGTAGGATCAATTACAATAAAAATACTTGTCCAATGACTTCCTTCTTGATCAAAACGATCTAAATTTGTTACAATACCTAAATATTTTTTATTCTTTTTTATATTATCACGAATATTAGGATTACATTTATTATCATAATATTTACATTTACCATTTGACTCTTTTACTGCAAAATCCACTGTAAATACACCTACAAAATCATAATTATATTTATTACACTTGTGATAATGAATTAATACATCTTCTATATCAAAATTAGATAACCAAGCCGTTTTATTTTTATACCATTCTGCCGGTTTTTTAGGTAATAAACGATTGTCTGAAATGTTATTTAATTTTAAACATTCATTAAAAGAACAATGTTGACATAAGTAATCAAACCATAAATAATGTTTCTTATCTCCTAATACATCTTTTAATTTATTATTTATTGCGCGATATGTTATAGATTTTATTTTATTTTTGAAATATTTATTATATATTTCTATAAATATTTTTAAATCTTCAGTATCAAAACATTTTAATTGATCTTTTGCTAAAGGACTACAAAAACTCATTTTTACTTTGTTAAAATATAATAAATGGAATTATGGATTAAACTCATTCTATCTGTAACTATTATCAATGTATTTGGATTTTTTATTATGAAAAAATTAACTAACAATAATAATTGCTTTGTTATTGTTAGTTACCTATTTTTATTTACAGGTATTATAGCATTTTTATCTTTATTATATTTACATTTTTTTACTAATATCTCTATTACATCACTTAATAATATTAATTATATTATTCTATTAGCTATTATGAATTTTATTAGTTATACATTATTATTAAATTCAGTTAATTATACAGCTAATCCCGGATATGTTAGAGCATTCGTTGCACTTGAAATATCTATACTCACTATCGCATTTAGCTATTTCTACAAAAAATCACTTACTATTTATAAATTATTTGGATTATTTAGTATTATTGTAGGTATTATTGCAATATCATTTCCTTAAAAAATTTATAAACCATTATAAATAATTATAAAAATAATATTAATATAAATCATTATAACAAATTATAAACCATTATAAATAATTATAAAAATAATATTAATATAAATCATTATAACAAATTATAGATCATTATAAATAATTATAGTTCATTATAACAAATTATAGAAAATTATAACAAATTATAAATCATTATAAATCATTATAAATCATTATAACAAATTATAAATCATTATAACAAATTATAAACCATTATAAAAATAATATTAATATAAATCATTATAAACCATTATAACAAATTATAGTTCATTATAACAAATTATAGAAAATTATAACAAATTATAAA